GGGACAGGCACCTGTCACCACACTAGATCTGCAGAACCCTGAAGTATCTATTGTACTCAACACTCTCCGGGAAGTTAACCGTCAAGTTCAAGCTGAAGGCTGGATCTTCAACACTGAACGTAACTATGAATTAACTCCTGACACTGATACTAATCAAATTGCGTTCCCTTACAACATGCTGCAGATTGATACGAACACCACGTATCATAAAGACCAGTATGATGTTGTTCGTCGTGGTACTAAACTCTACGATCGTTTGAACCATACCTACACATTTACTGAATCTATCAAAGCAGATGTAGTTTGGTATTTTGATTTTCCTGACATTCCCCCTGCTATTCAAGCTTACATTACTGCACGTGCTGCACGTATGTGTGCAATTAAAATGGTAGGCGACCGTGAACTAAATGGTTTGCTTCAAGAACAAGAGCTTCAAACACGAGCTGTTGCTATTGAATACGAATGTAATCAAGGGGACTACTCTATGTTTGGTTTCCGAGATGGTGAAAATTATTACAATAGCTATCAACCTTTCCAAGCATTGAACCGATGAGCACAGTAACCCAAAGGATTCCCAACCTCTTTCTTGGAATATCACAACAAAACGACAGCCGTAAAATCCCTGGGCAAGTTCGTGATGTGATTAATGGCTACCCAGACTATGCATTGGGAATGCTAAAACGTCCAGGTGGTGAGCATATTCACTCTCTTCTTAATGCAACTACAGAGGGTCGTTGGTTTTCTATCCTGAGGGATGCCAATGAAAAGTACGTTGCTCAATATGACGACAACATCTTTCGTATCTGGAGTCTGATTGACGGCAGTCCCCGTGCAGTTGACATGGGTACTACCCAAGGTACTTACAGTGGAGCGTGTAGTGTTGCAGATACATTGTCAGCATTGAACACTTACAACACTGCAGTAGCTTTGACTGCTACTAGGTTGACTGAACTTAATGCAGCTCAAGCAGATTACACTGAAGCTAAAGACGGTCAAGAGGAGACAGAAGAAGAGTTGTTTGATGTAAGGTATAACTACACACCTAGCACTCAACCTAACACAGTTTTCCCGCAGTACATGCTGTCAGGTATCCTTCGTGACTCTGATGACATCTACACGGTTAAGAACAACGACACAGTGGTATCTGCAAGCGCCTCCTTGCCCTCTGATTATCGTCTTGGGACTGAGTATACCTATGAGCACCCAAGGCTTGCTGCAGAGGGTTACAGGGTCTATGCAGCTATTCATACGGTAGCCGCTACACACACTGCAGCTCAACTGACTACAGCTGAATCCGACATGGATACAGCTCAAGATAATTATGATGACGCAGTTGCTGATGAAGCAACCGCTTTAACTGCTTACAACAATGAGTTGGCAGACTGTGAGATTCCAACCATTTCTGGTACTGCATATCTTGAAGGAGCAGATCCTGAAGATATTGAATTACTTACTCTTAATGACTACACCTTTGTTCTTAACAAAAACAAAACCGTAGCGTGGACAGCTAATACAACTGCTGCTTTACCTCATCAAGCTATTGTTGTTATCAGCCTTGTTGGTACTGGTCACTATAAAATCTTCCTTGAAGGAACTGAACGGGCTTCTTACAACGCAGGTTCTGGTGGTGATGTAGATCAAATTCTTGATGATCTTGTCAGTGATATTAACGGTAATACTTTTGATGGCATTACTTACGCTGCAACTAAAGTTGGTCCTAACATTCACATCACTGCTGATGCAGCATTTAACATCAGTGTAAACGGTGCACCTTCTGGGGACGCTATGTATGTGTTCCAGGATAGCATTAGTACCGTATCTTCTCTACCTTCTCAAGCAAGGGATGGCTATAAAGTACGTGTTGTCAATTCTCAAGATTTAGAGATTGATGATATGTGGTTGGAGTTTGCTACCTCATCTGGTGATAACTATGGTGTTGGTACGTGGGAAGAAAGTGTTGGACCTGGGATTAACTATGAGCTAGATCCTCTGACAATGCCTCATCAAATCCGTCGCCTGGCTGATGGCAGTTTTGTGTATGAAGCTGTTACTTGGGATGATCGGGTTATTGGTGATGATGTTACTAACCCGGCTCCTAGCTTTATCGGTTCGACTATCTCTAACATTTTCTTGTATCGAAACCGTTTAGGTTTTGTGTCTAATGAAAGTGTTATCATGAGTCGAGCTGGTGATATCTTTAACTTCTTTAACACTACTGCACTGGCAGCAACAGATGATGATCCAATTGACATTGCTGTTTCAACTGACAAACCTGTAACTCTTAATTATGTCAGACCTACTAGTATAGGTTTGGTTCTGTTTGGTACTAACGAACAGTTCTTGTTGACAACTGACTCTGACATCCTCAGTCCTAAATCTGCTAAGATTAACACGTTGTCGTCGTATGAGTGTGATCCTGACCTTGAGGCTGTGCAGCTAGGTACATCCCTTGGATTGGTTTCTAAGACAGCGTTGTACTCTAAATTGTTTGATTTAGGTAACGTCAGTAATGATAGACCGCCTGACTACAACGAATTAACTAACAACGTTCCTGAGTTGATTCCTAGTGACATTGACTCTTTTATTGCCTCTCCTGCTCTTTCTATTATTTCTGTAGGAACTGTAGGCAGTAGTACTATTTATCAGTACAAGTTTCTGCAGCTTAACGAAAGGCGTGTACAGACTTGGTATAAGTGGGACTTGACTGGCACACTGCTGGATCAGTTCTTTGATCAAAGTGTCTACCACGCTGTTGTGGCTAACGGCACTAACGTTGAAGTATTCTCAATTAACCTACGGCAATCAAGTCAAGACGGTTTCTTGACCTTGCCTACTGGTGAGAAGACTGACGTTTGTTTGGATTACTGGTCTGTTAACCCTTACCGCACATATGATGATTCTGCTGATACTACAAGGATCTTCTTACCTTACGATCATGTAAGCGGTAAGACCTTTGCAGTAATGGCTCTTGGTGGTCTTATTGGAGCAAGTGATGATCTTACTAGTCAGTCAGTTGGCGCTGTTCTATACCCAACTGTCGCCGGATCTGCTGGTAGTTACTATGTCGATATTGACGGAGATTACAGGGGACGTGATATAATCGTTGGTTATATCTACAACTTTGAATTAGAACTACCTAAATTCTACATCACTAAGTCTGAGAGTGGGTACGCTATTAGTGATATTGATAGCGATCTTATTCTTCACAGGATCAACGTGGCTACCGGTCTTAGCGGTGGTGTGCGGTATGAGATTGATTTGACTGGTATTCCTACTTGGGAAAACACTGTGTCAGTTCTTCAGCCTAATGAGTATGTGCTGAATAATGTGGCAATGCAAGCAAGCTCTATCCACACTGTACCGATCTATCAGCGTAACCGTAACGTTGCTATTAAGCTTATTGGTGACACTCCTTTTCCTGTGACACTTCTTTCCCTCACTTGGGAAGGTAAGTACAACACCAGATTCTACCGACGCATAAACTAACATGAGCAATTCCACCCATGGCTTTACCATGCGTAAAGCTACTATTCACGATGTTCCCGTTATTGCTAAGAATCTATTAGTAGAAGGTTTGCAAGACTTTAGAAGGGCTGGTGTTGATCCAGTCCTTCAAATGGTTACAGATACTTTGGCTAGTGATACTTACATATTATTTAGTCCAAGAGACATTCCAGCTGGATTAGTTGGCGTCAGAGAGGATGGTTGCATTTGGATGAACATGACTCATGAAGCCAAAAAATATCCCAAAAATTTTATTCAATGGGCACGAGAGTTTGTAAGTAATCGTGGACCATTCCTCTGGAATGAAGTAGACATTCAAAACAATAACTTACGAAAGTTTTTAAGACTGATTGGTTTTAAAATTATTAATGTAACTTTGTGCTATACAAGGAACATCTACTACGTGGAATTTGCGATGATTAATTATGACCACACCTAACAATTGGGGATTAGCAGGTGGAATGGCAGGTGCTGGTTTTATTACCGGTATCGCTGGCTCTCTGTTGGAATCAAATTTTGAACAACAGCAACGTGATTATCAGTGGCAATCTTCTGTTAAACAAGTGCAGCGTGAAAACGCACAGCAACTTAAACAGATTGGTTTTGCCAACAAACGAACTGCTGATGTCTATGCCTATCAGACTGATCGTTTTAAACAACAACTTGGGCTGATTAAAGAAGAGTATAATCGAGCAGGTGAAGACTTGCAACGACAACTCCAAGGTGCTTTTGCTCAATCAGCCTACGCACGACAAGCACAGCTTTCACAGCTTGCACAAGTCACAGGCTACAATACAGCAGCTACAGGAGCTGGAAACCGTTCTAGGCAGCGTGCTGATCTTCTAGGTACTCTTGCTACGTTTGGTCGAAATCAAGCGATGGAAGCAGAGAGGCTAGCAGGTGTAGTCGGTCAAACACAACGAGAGCGTGGTGCTCTTGGTAGGCAAGTACAGCAGTCTGTGTTTGATGCTTTTGGAGATCTGGGTATTCTTCCAGAACTTCAACGTTATTATGGTGCTGCTATTCCAGATGCTCCAATGCGGATGAATAGTGGTATGATGATTGCTAAAGCTGGTATGGCTGGCTTTAGTGGCGCAATGCAAGGCTTAGGTATTGGACCTACTTAATATGGCAGAACCCAAAGAACTAAAACTTAAAGAAGGTTACGAAAGTCCAATAAGGGCTCAGGGGTTCAGTCCTATTCGCCTCCCTGATAACACCTCGGCACTAGAACGTAACGCACAAGTTGAACAACAGAATTTACAGCGAGAAGCAGCGGCAGAAAACAAAACTGCTGAGCTAGCTGATCTTGCTGGTAAACTTAACCTTGAACAAAACAAAGATCTACTTGCTCTTACTAAAGCAGGTACAGAGCTTTTGCAGTTTGGACTTGCTCAAGAGCGAGAACGTCAAATTGAATTGGGTGTTATCAAAGCTCGTGAGTTGGGAGTTGATACTGACGGTTACGCTCAGTACACCCAAGACGTTGCAAAGATGCAAGCAGCTGGAGCCGGTTTCCAGCAGATTGCCAATGAAGAGATGGCTAACGGGATGCCGTATGAAGCCGCTCAAGTTTGGAAGTCTCTGAACTATTTCCAGCGCATTGGTTTTGAAAGGACCATGGCTCACCAAGCAGCTGTAAGTTACGGCTCTTGGCTGGAAAGTCAATTTGATAACAACCCTGGTTTTGTTATTAAAACTGATGATGATGAGTTTACGTTGGCTGATGCTCGTGGTAATCCCAAGCGGATGGCACAAGCTATTAAACAACTTGACTCTCAATTCTATCGTCAATATGGATTCCTTGGTAAGAATCTAAACCTTCTTAGTGACCAAGCATTTAGCATAATGAACGAGTCTCGTTCTAAGCTGATTGCTGACGCTAGGAAACAATACTCTATTGATGACAGTCAAGCTACGCATGACTACGCTTTTAACCACCTTGTTGCTACTGGAGACATCTTTGAATATCTCCGAACAATGGCGCCTACTGTTGACGGTTCTGGCAAGCATCGCAATTTTAAAGGTGCTCATGACCAACTAGCTAAGGACATCGTACTTGCTTTGCAAGACGGTCGCATTTCTTATGCTCAATATCAAACCATGATGGAGCAAAAGAATCCTGAAACTGGTAAGACCTACGCTCAAGAGTGGAGCCGTCGTTATTCTAAAATGAATCAGGATATTGCCGCTGCTAATAGGCAAGCCGGTAAAGATGCTATCACTGATCGTAGTCTTAAGAAAGATCAGCTAGAGCAACAATTCCTTGATCTTACTCGTAACCTAGACACCCCTATGTCTATGGCTAAAGCTACTGAGTTTGATGATGAGATCTTTAGATTAACTAACAGCCGTAGTGAAGTTGTTAAAAAGTACATTGCTGATGAAAGCTTAGAGGCTCTTGATCTGGATAGGCAGCGTCAATACGCTAATTACCTGATCGACAACTTTAAGATGTCTGACGCAGAGTATGCTCGACTTCCATATCAGCTTCAATCAGACAAAGATCTTAAAGGCGCGTATGAGCGTCAAAAGTTGATGATGGCTACCCCTGAATTTAAAGGGTATCTTGAAGGTCTGACTGGTCTGATTAAAACTGCAGCAACTACTGATGCGCTTGGTAACCTCATTGGTGATACATCACCTTTGATTCGTGATGAGTTGCATCGTATGTTCAAGCAGAAAGCATTAGCATACATGACAGTGGGTGTAGACGGTAAGCCGCCTATGTCACCGTTTGCTGCTGCTAACCAAGCCTTCCAAGAAACAAGGGAGTATTATCAACAACAAAGTGATGTGACCAACGCATCTGGTAGGTACTACATGGATCCTACCCGTCCTGGTCATTTCAAGAACTTCTTTGGTGATGAAGGTGCTTTCAAAATCACTTCTAAATCTCTTGCTCTTCAAGAGCGTAAGATTGCTGATGCTCTAACTACTGGTGCTGGTTTCAATACCAAAGGTTTGATCTCTACCAAAGAGCAACTAGTCGCATATGAAAAAGGGTACAACCGTCCTGGTTGGGAGATACCTGATACTTACTTGCGTTTAGGTGCACGCTACGGTAAAAACCCGTTGGACATTATGAATGCTCAACGTGAGTCACAAGGTCTACCTGCTCTTAAATCCACTCGGTCTATGACTGCAGCGCAAGCGTTGCCGCCACAGGCTCAGCGGCTTTTGTACCAGTGGCAAACAGCTAACCGTAATATGAGAGCCTGGGCTCAATCTGGACAATTCAATCGTGACATTGTTCCGATGCAACTAGGTGAGACAATTGAAAAAGCAGCTAAGAAACACAAGATAGACCCTGCTATTGTTGCAGGTATTATTGAGTGGGAAAACCGTGGAGACTGGCGTAACCGCGTAAGTCCAGCTGGTGCACAAGGCATTGCACAAATCATGCCTGATACTGGGAAGGAGTTCGGTGTAACCGATCCTAATGACCCTGTACAGAGTGTGGAGTTTGTCGCAAAGTATATGCGCTACTTGACTGATTATTTTAACGGAGACGTTAAGAAAGCTATCTACGCTTACAACGGTGGGATGGGTAATATTGAACGATACGGTGTAGGCTTTAATGGTGAAAACTCTGGGTATTACCCCGGTGTGATGAGAGGCGCAGCTAAGTATGGGTACCAAGGTTATTGGAATGATCCCCAGTCTATGCGTACTCACTTCCAAGGTCGAATCATTGAACACATAACCGGTGATCGTTCTCACCCGAATTATGCTGCTGATCATGGTGGTGGTAACTATCATGAGCACGTTGCTTTTAGCTCTCCTGAGGAGGCTTTAGCAGCTAAAGAACTACTTGAAGAAAAAGGCTATCGAGTAACGTCTGATTTCCGTGAAAACGATCCTGGGTACCACGGTACTAGGCAGGCACTTGATATTGCACCTCCCCAAGACCTTCCCTATGATAAGATTTCAGAGGCAGAATGGTCTAAAGGTGTACGACAACTTTTAGGCATTAACTAAGATGTACAATCCTTACGAGGACCAACCTGGAGTTAATGAGTTTTCGGAGGATGAAAAGGAGCAGATTAAAGGTAACGCTGAGCGTGCCGAAACTCAGGTTCAAATTAATGAAGCTACGGCTCAACAACCACAACAACCTGGGCAACCTGCTCCTACTACTCCACAAGGAACTCAACAACCCACACAAGAAACACAAAAGGATACACAATTCCCTGAAGACGAAGAGCCTTACGATTTAGGTGACTATGCCAGAACTATGGCAGAAGGCGCCTTTGCAGCTCAAACAGGTACAGTTGATTGGGCAGTTGATCTTGTCAACCACGTGCCTGGGGTTAATATCCCTAAGATTCCTAAATTTCAAAATAGATTAACTCAATCAGCTCGTGAGCTTTCATCCATTCTGGTTCCTACGATTCTTTTGACTCGTGGTCTAGGTGGTCTTGGTAAGGTAGCCAACGCTCGTGTTGGTTGGAAAGCTGGTCAAAATGAACTTGTTAAGTTTCTAGGTGAGACTGGTGTAGCAGCTGGTGCTGGTGCATTTGTTGATGCCACTAACAAACTTAATGAAACTGATGATAACCTGCAGGGTACTTTGAAAAAAGTGTTTCCAGGTCCGTTGACTGATTGGATCAGTGACGACTGGGCTACTTTAGATTCAGACAGTCCTGAGGTTAAGAAACTTAAGAACACCGCTGAGGGTGTTGGCTTGGGTATCTTCTCTGACTTCCTTGTCGGTGCTATTAAGCTGTTGCGTGGTAGAGCTGGTGTTAAAGAATTAGTCAAGTACATTCCTGAGAATGAACAAGCTAAGACCTTTATGAAGAATCAACCCGCTCCGGTTAACGACGTAGAGGGTGAAGTTCTTGCCAGCATGGAAGGGCGAGAGGCAGCAAGGGATAACCTTGGTGAGTATCGTATGTCTAAGCAGGCAGACCCTGAAGCACCTATGTTTGATTCTCCTGTATTTGGTATCCATGAAGGTGCCTTTGATGTTCAGGAGTCCGGTGTTCGCTCGGTTGATCCTATGGGTGTTGTTGGTGCAGCAGTTGACCAAGCACGTATTGCTAATAACCTTGGAACTGCCTGGGGTCGTTTGGGTAGCATCATCACTGAAGGTGCACTTAAATACGGTCTTAAGGTAGACAGTCTTAAGCGGCGTGACATTGTTAAACTGGTTACCGAACAGATTCAGAGTGCTGGTAAGTACAGCTACCGTTATGGTGGTGGTAAGATTCCGTTTGATGTCATTGATAAAGCAGGTCAGGAACTGGCTGAGGTTATCCTTGATCCTCGGATGGATACCGGAACTATTTCTGGTATTCTAGAGAATTACATGGATTCTATCCGTGGTACTAAGACTCTAGATGATGTCGGTTACAACGCAGCATTCAAAGCCATTAAGGGTTACCTTGATGAGTTTATGAATATGGATACCTTGAAAGCTCAAGGTTATCTTCAAACCTCTTTGGCTGGTCAGGTTTCTGATATGGCAGAAGGTGCACGCCTTATGGAAGGTACTCAAGCAATTGAACGTGCACAAGAACAGATCCTTGATCGTCTTGAATTCTTGATGGTTGAGAAAGGTCTGAGTTCTTACCTTAAAGGTTCTGCTCTTAACTATCTTAAACTGTGGGATCGTATCCGTTACGTTAACAAAGACCCTAAAACCTTGGAAGAACTAGCACGTATTGCTAGGGATGAAGCTGGTGATACCATTGATCAGCTGTCAGTTAAAGCTCAAAACACTGTTAACACTCTTCGTTCTATCTCTAAGGAACGTCCTGAATTCCTGAAACCTTTCTCTCTTGCATACGAATTTACTGACGGTAACGTCGATAGTATGCATAAGCTGAATAACTATATCGACCAATCTACTGGAACTATTCGTAAAGCTTTTGTAGACGATCATCCTGAGATTCCTAGTGTTGTTGTACAAGGTATGTGGAGTAACATCTACAACTCTGTGCTGACTAGCATCTCTACTCCTATGAAAGCTGGTTTTAGTAACGTTGCTTTGCTGTTGGAGCGTCCTTTTGCAGTGCTCGCCGGTTCTCTCGGTGATGCAGCTAGGGGAGATCTTAGCACCTTGAAGCGTGGTTGGTATCAGTATTCTGCTGTGATGGATTCTATGCGGAAGGGTGTTCAACATATGAACCTTGTTTTCCGTAAGGCTTCTAGTGATCCCTCTTCAGTTAGCTACATTATGCGTGACGATCTTGTACGCAAGAACGAACAGCAGATGTCGATTCTGAAGAGCTTTGCAGAAGCTGCTGAGCAGCGTGGTGAGCTTGGTCCTATGGTCATGTACCAACAGGCTGAGACTCTGCAAGCTATGGCAGACAATCCTATGCTGCGCTTTGGTGCTAATGCTATGACGGCATTGGACGGCTTTGCCCGTGCTGTGATTGCTAACGCAGAAGTACGTGGACGTGTCTACGACAAGTTTATTGATGGCAGCCGTAAGCTAGATGGTAATGGTATCCGTAAAGCTTTGGATGATCAATACAATGAAATGTTTGATTCTACTGGCATGATCAAAGATTCGGCTGTGGAATACGCTAGCCGAGAGATTGCTATGAACTTGGATAACCCAGCTGTAGATGCAATGTCTGCATTTATTGCACGTTATCCTGTTGTCAAACCTTTCATGATGTTCCCGAGAACTTCGGCTAACATTATCTCGATGGCTAATAAGCACAGTCCCATTTCACTGTTTGCTAAAGAAGTCAACGATCTGGCATTTAAGAGTTTTGAAGATTTTACTCCTCAGCAAATGAGAGGTATTCTTGAAACTCGTGGCGTTAAAGTTACTGACGATACGCTTGTTCCTGAGTTCCGCCGGTTACAGGCAGAGATACGTGGTAGAAAGGCTATTGGTACTTTCTCTATGACTCTTGCTGCTGGTTTGTTTATGAACGGTGGTTTGCGTGGTAATGGTCATTACGACAAAGAGCGTCAACGTGTCCGTCAAGAGATGAACTGGAAACCCCGTACCTATCAAGGTTGGGACGGTAAATGGTACAGCTATGAAGGTATGGGTCCAATTAGTGACTTGATTGCCTTGACTGCTGATGTCATGGATAACTTCGATACCATTGAAGAGCAAGATCTCTCTGTTTGGATTAATAAATTAGGTTATCTTATCTCTGCTAACTTGACTAATAAGTCTATGTTAGCTGGTATTGAACCGATGAATGACGTGTTGTCTGGTAACCCTGCCGCTCTTAGCCGTTGGGCAGCGTCGTTTGCTAGCTCTACTGTGCCTCTTTCTGGTGCACGTAATGAGCTTGGTAGACTGCTTGCACCTCAACTGCGTGAGCTGGATATGGATTTTATTCAGCTGCTGCGTAACCGTAACAAGTTTACTGACGTGTTAGATCCCAACAGTGCTCTTCCTGATGCACATGATTGGGTTGATGGTAAGAAGATTGGCTACTCCGATAACTTCTTTGTACGTGCGTGGAATGCTACCATGCCTATGAAGGTCCATGAGGATGTATCTCCAGAGCGTCAATTCCTTATTGACATTGAATATGACTCCCGTCCTTCCTTTATGAGGAATGGTCAGGGTGTTGAATACACTCCTGAAGAACGTTCTGAACTGTACAACCTTATTGGTAAGCACGGTTACTTCAAGAAACGGCTTAAAGAGATTATGCTGTCTACCGAAGCACAAGCTTGGCGTCAGTCTGTGGCTGAACAACGCCGTGGTGGTGCACGGATTAATCCTGAAAAATGGATGAACCTGTATAATCAAATTGACACCGCTCTTGACATTGCTAAGCGTAATGCAGAAGCACATCTAAGTCCTGAACTTAGGTCTGATGTTTTGCGTCGGACTTATGAAAAGAAAGTAGATGAGCGTATGCAACAGCAAGGACTGACTCTTCAAAACATGTATAAATAATCCACCCATTCCCATTAACTTACTAGCGTAATGGCAATTATCGAGAATACTTACACAGGGAATGGTACTAAAACAGACTATTCCATTACATTTAAATACGTCGATGAGGACGACATTAAGGTAAGCCTTGATGGTTCTCTTACAACTGCATATTCCTTGTCAAACGCTACAACTGTTCTTTTTGATACGGCTCCTGCATCTGATGTAGCGATTCGTATTTATCGGGACACTTATATTGATGAACTGAAGACAACGTTCTTTGCTGGATCGGCTATTCGGGCGCAAGATCTTAATGATAACGCTCTTCAGAATAACTATAAAATCCAGGAAATTGCTGGACGTACTTGGGATACTGAAACGCAAACCATCCATAGTGACGAAACGTGGGTAAGCTCTGATGCTCAGATCGCCACTACCGCTGCTATGGATGCGCGGTTCCAAGACGAAACGGCAGAAACCATCACCAGTGCGGAGACTTGGCCAGATGATGATGACACTATTGCAACCACTGCTGCGATTGATAACCGCA